GCCGACCCTGGCCAAGGAAGCGCCGACCACCAACATTATCGAGTGCGAAAAAGTCGGCCTGATCTTCCGGGCGGCCCCGAGCGAGCAAAACATCACGAGCCGGAGCGACGGCTCGATCGAAAAGATCAACACCCTCCTGGCCTACGACGACGAAGTCGACCAGGGAGAGTTTTCCCCGAGACTGCAACGTCTAAACGAGCCCCGACTGTTCATCGCGGACACCTGCCCGAATTTGCGCTTTGCGCTCAAGGAATGGACCGGCCGGGACGGGACGCATGGGGCGTGCAAGGATCCGGTCGATTGCCTCCGTTACGCCGTGCTCTGCGAGCTCGATTACGTCGACGAAATGCAAATGGTCTGGAAAGGCGGAGGCCACTACTAAAAAATGGAAATCGAAAATGACACTTGTGCCCGCTGCGGTATGCCAAAAGAGATGCACGCCAGGGCGAACTATCTCCAGGGTGAGCCGGTGTTAATTTGCCCTACGGCCCTCTACGTCGAGCCCCTGGAAAAGACCGCCGATAGCATCCGCAAACGATGGTCGGCCATCAAAACCAAAATCCACCCGCAACGTGAGTAAGAGACTAACGAGATTTCTCAACCGGAGCGAACTGATCGACGCCCTAACCGCCCTGGGTGTCGGCAAGAACGAGGTCAACCGACTGATCCGGGAAGGCGAGATCAAGCCGAGAAAATTCAGCGAGCACGGTCGCAAGAAATACGACTGGCCCGCCGTCAAGCAATCCCTGGGATTAGTCGCACCGAAATGAGCATGAGCGACACGCCTAAACTTTTACCCTGCCCATTCTGTGGCAATCCAGATCCTGAGCTGGCAGAAACGCACAAAGATCATTGGAGAGTCGGCTGTGCAAAATGTGGTTCCTACAATAACAACTCACTCGGACAAGAATCAGCTATCGTTGCATGGAATCGACGCGAACTAAGCGCGCAGCGCCAGCAACCGAGCGCCAGCGTGGACACAAGTTACATCTCCCGTGCCAATCACGAAGCCGCCCTCGCGCTAGTGCAGGCAGAGTTGGAGGACTACAAGCGCCGCAAGGGATTAGTAGCCATCGACAGAATTTGTTCTGATTGCGGACACGATACGACGGAAGATGGCTGTGCTTATTGCATTTCCACCCAACTCGCCACAGCGGAGGCTGAGTTGGAGCGATACAAGAAACTCTGTGCAGTCCAGAATTATTTCGGTGAACAGGAGAGATCCGACCTTCGCGCCCGACTCGCCACGGCGGAGGCAGAGTTGTGCAACATAAGGGACGCCAACTACAAAGTTTGGGGTGCTCCATTGGATACAGCAGAGGATTTTGTTAAGTGGGCGCAGAGCAGGTGCCGTCACTATTTCGCCGCCCAAGCCAAGGAGAAGAAATGAGCCATGAATCCAGTGTTGCGACCCGATCACATCGTGCCGCTCCCACCACCGCCGAGGCGACTGGTCCGGCCGAGCCGGGAGCTGGTCGCGGGCGGGACGATCGCCTGGAAACCAATCAACCGGGAAGCAGCAAAGTTACTTTCGAGGAGCAGCGAGATTTACCACCCGCCGAGAGAGCGGCCGAGGTTTGATATGCCAAGAGGCGGAGAAATACAAAACATTCCCTATCGCGAGGAGAATTGGAAAAAACTCGAGGCGGAGCTAGTTGCGCCGGTCGCGGACCTGATAGTTAGAAAGAAAAAAGCACTTATGGACACCGATATCGTCGAGTACGCCCAGGAGGTAAAGCTCGCCAGGCGGATCCTGGAAGAAGCGACGGATAACTTCCGGGAGGACGTGATGAATTTCACGGACGAGCTCCCTAAAGCCGTCAAAAACTTGCGCTCCTGGCGCATGACGATGGAGGCCGAAAAAACCCTGTCAATCAAAGCTCTGACTGAGTTGCGAGAGTTCTTCCTGGGTCACGATTACGAGAAGGAGATGGTGCGACTTTCTGAGTTTGTTCGGTTATGCGAAAAACTTAAAGCCCTCTCGGCCGACGGGACCCTGGACAAGGTCGCCGATGTAATGCTGAAACTAGCCAACTAGGTCCTATGAGAGCCTGGAAACCGCATGACATTGTTAAGCACGTCGCGCGCGGGATCGGCGAGGGTGAGATCATCCGGCCCTGGGGAAGCTGGTGGAGTTGTATGGATTGCGGCCGCGAACTGCAACAGGACCGCCTGGTCTGTCCTAACTGCTTCATGCTCGGCCAGGTCAAGCTCCTCTCGGAAACGGCGCACGACAAACGCGCGACCTGCCACGCCTGCCAGCTCGAGGTCCAGCTTTGCCGATTGGCCTGTCCAAGGTGTAACCGCTATGGGGCTCCGCTTAGGGTCACCGGGAGGGGAATCTTTGACGTTCGATTTAAGAATGGTCTAGTGCGTAGCGTGCATCAGGATCGCCTGAAATTCGTTCGCCGCGCCCCGCTCCCGCCCGCTATCCCTCTCCAATTTACGACTTACGCAGCAAGAGTTTTCCACAAAATCGGCCTCGACCCGGCGCCGCCACAACAACAGCCCACGCCATGATCGAATTAACCGAACGCGAACGCGAAGAAGATCTCATCGAACTGGCCAGCGAGAAGCCGAAAATCAAGGCTCTCAGCGCGGCCATTAACAAATCCCTGACTGACTTGAACGGAGTCTATGATCGTTGGGATAACTGCTACGGCTATTGGCACGCCAGATGGGACGGGCAAAGCGACGACGGCCTCAAGCACGCTTACGCCGACGATCCAGACGAACCCTTTCCCTGGGAAGGATCTTCCGACACCCGGATCCGCCTGGCCGAGAAACACGTCCGCCGCCACGTCATGGTTGGCAAGATCATTAGCTACAACGCCAAGATCCAATGCGAAGCGTTCCGGCCCGCGATCGGCACCCGCGAGACGAGCCAGGCAACGATGTTCCTCAAGTGGATGGTAGGGACCAAAATGGCGGAAAACGTCCGGCGCGAGATCCCCTTGTGCCTCAACTGGCGGTACGCCTACGGGGCGTGCCTGATGGCGGTCGAGTGGGCTCAGGAGGAGCGGATCGACGAGCACGAGCTCACGCTCCCGTTGATCGACATGTTTATCCAGTCCAAGACGGGCAAGCCTAACAACATGGTGCGGATCATGGAGACGCTCCGGGATCCGGCCTACGAGGAGAATTATATCGAGCTCCTGATGCAGATCTCCGACGTGCTGACGAGGCGGACAGCGGCCCGGGTCCTGGACGATCTCCAGGTCATGGGCACAGCCCAGGTCCCGGTTCGTTACACCTACAAATCACAACCGCGGTGGACCGCGAAACGGCTCGGGGTGGACGTGCTTTTCCCTCTCGAGACGCGCGATCTCCAGGCCGCGCCTTACATCGCCGATCGCGAATGGGTGACGCGCGAGGATCTCATCAGCCGGATCCGCTTGCGCGATTACCGCGAGGACTTCGTGGCCGAGCTCCTCAAACACAAGGGCGAGACGGCGAACGCGACCTGGACCGGCCGGACAATGGGCGAGCGCAACTATTATCAGGACGGGGCGAGCAGCCGGACCGGCCACTACCAACCGCAATGGGACGGCACCTTCAAGGAGATGTACGAGCTCTATCACACCCGCTATCGGACGAGCGAGCAGGGTTCGACGTGCATTTACGAGACGGTGTTCAACCCGCTCGCGATCGGGGACAAGGGCAAAAACCCGTTTTACGCCACGCACGAGAAACTGGACTACGATCACGGCCGTTACCCCTACGTGGTGCACCGGATTGAGCACACAGACGGCCCGATCTTCTCGAGCGAAGGGATCCCGGAAAAGCTCTACACCTGGGAGAAAGAGATCAAGACGCAATGCGACGGCCGGACCGATCTAACCGCGCTCGAGCTCGGCCCGCCCCTGATCGTGCCCAAGAACCGAATGGACACCCTGGGCGGCTACCCGCTCCCGCGAGCCGTCCTCGGGGTCGATCGCGCGACCGATTACCAGTTTATGAATTTGCCCCCGCCGAGCGTGCGCTCGATCGAGATCGAGAACCGGGTGGAACTGCGGGCGGAGGAGTTTCTCCCGCTCTTTGGGGTCAACATCGATCCCGAGCTCAAGGCCGCTTACCGCCAGGAAATGACCTTCGATATCCTGGCCGAATACACCCAGGTCTTGGAACATACTTTCATGCTGATGCAACAGTTCGAGGCGGACGCCAAAGTCCAGGCCGTGGTCGGACCACTCCGCCGGCCGTTTCACCTGGACGCCCGCGCGATCCAGGCGCAGCACGAGATCCGGGCACTCTACGATCCGCGCAACCTGGGCGAGGAATACGCGGCCAAAATGATCCCGCTTGTCCAGCAGCTCCTCCAGCTCGATCAGACCGGCAAATACGACATGAGCCAGGTCGCGGACGTTGGCCTCGAGATGCTCGACCCGAGCCTGGTCGATCGGATCAGCCGACCACAGCAGGAAGCCACGCAGCAAGAGATGAAAGACGAGCTCGGGGCGATCAATAGCGCCTTTAACGGCCTGGAAGTCCCGCCGCCAATGCACGGCAACCACCAGCTCCGGGCCGACGTGCTGACGAACGCGACGTTCCAGTCGAAAAACCCAAGGATGGCGAAACGCCTGGCCGATAACCCCGACACGGTCGAGATCTTGCAACAACGGCTGCAATTCTTCCAAAAACAGATCCAGCAATACCGGGACAACCCGGAAATCGGCCGGACCCTGGCGACCTCGGCGATCGAACCGCAAAAGGCGCTCCCGACGACCAAAGGCCCGAGCACAGGGGGCGGCTATTGAATAAATTCCTCGAGGCCATTTTCCGCCCCGCGCCGATCGTGGTCGTGCGCGAGGGGAAACAGTTAGGCGAGCTCGAGCTCAACGAGATCCTGACCACCTTGCCCGACACGCATCCGGCCTGGCGAGCGTTCAACCAGTTGATCGACACGGCCGAGCGCAACTCGATCGCAAGCGCCCAGGCTTACCTGGGCGATCCGACGACGGCCGCCGGGCACCTGGGCGGATCCAAAGCTCTCTCCGATCTGCGCTCAACTCTCTACGCTCGCCGAGTGCAAGGCCGGATCCGCAACTCCGCGAAAATGGCACCGACCCGGCCGTGAAAATGGACTTGGCACGGATCCTATGAGATAAATTTAACCCCATGAGAATCAAACGACCGCACGGCCTCTTTGAAATTGGAGGCAACCCGCTCAGTAACCCCGGTTTCGGGGGCGACAGACAAACCATTGGCTGGAACCAATGCGAGTCGTCGGATGGCGTTTTCAAATTCGGCGTAATCGACAAAGCGATCGCGGAGGCCGTCGCCGCGCGGAAGCAATTGGGCGTGAGCGTCAATTGCCTTTCCAAATACCCGGATTGGTTGATCGGGGCCGGGGCAAAAGCCTACACCGCGCCACAGTTCGGGACCGGGCCCATGATCCTCCCGTTTGATCCGATCGTGCAGCCCAAGTTGATCCGGTTTACGCGCGAGCTTTGCATCCACCTGGACGGCCTGGTCGATTACATCACGATGGGCGGGTTCGGTTACAAGACCGAGAGCTACATGCCGCTCCCGGCCGATATCGGCCTGGCGGAAACGAACGAGGATTTTATGGCCTCCTGGACGGTCGTCGCAAATCTCCTGGTCGACACTTACGCGGCCTATCTCCGTCAAACTCCGTTCATCCTGGCGGGAGGGACGCCCTTCAAGGATCCGAGCGCCCAGGCCAAGCTAATCGCGATCGTCAACCGCGCTCTCCTGGCTTATCCGCTCTTTGGCGTCATGCAATGGGGCCTCAACGCCAAAAGTAACAGCGGGTTTTACATCAACAACCTGATTACGGCTAACGACACGCACCCGGGCGGGTTCCAGATGACCGGAGCGTCTGACGGGAGCGTCGGCGGCGATCTCAAAGGCACGCTCGAGGAGTGCTTCATCGCGGCGAACAACATGGGCGCGGATTTCGTCGAGGTCTACTCGGCCGACGGGGAAAATCCGGCCTACCGGGATCTCCTGGTCAAATACAACGGGATTTTCAAATAAACGCCTACCTGCTTCTCATGCTCGAGTCCCACGGAGGGCTCGAGCACGGCCGCGAGCTCATTAAACGGGCGCAAGAAGCTGCTCGGGAGATGAAGGTCCCCCTTTACGTGATTGGCGGAGCGAGCGGAGCGGAGCGCCACACCGAGGATTGGACGAGCCTCCCGGACCCTAAACGAGACGAGAACTCTCCCGATCCGGCCTGATCCTGGCCGATCACGTCTGATCCCGTCCGCCGACCATAGCGGAATCTTTGACTTTGCCTCTCCGGCCGAGTTTTGCTCGGACCGCAATGCGAGGCCATTCCTTCACTCCAACCTCGGGCCACGAGCCAAATAAGTGTTGTTGCCACTTGGGAGGTCTATTCCATGAACGCTGAACCAGCCGCCGCTCCGGGCGTCACCGGGGAAAGTCAGACCAGCGCCAACGTCGCCTCACCAGGGCCACAGGACCGCTCAGGAGAACAGCAAACCCACTCGGAGCCGGTCGATGACCGCGCGCCCGAGCTCGAGATGCTGGAACTCATGGACGTGCCCAAGGAGATCCTGGATCGCGCCAGGGCCAAGGTCGAGAAACAGCAACCGCAACACCAGGAGCAGCAATCGACTGCTCCGCAGCAAGGGACCGAGCTCACGGAGGAACAGCGTCGCAACACCGACCCGAAACTCCTGGCCCGGATCGACGCACTCACCGGCAAAATAAAAGGGGAACTGGAGCCGCAAGTGGCCGAGAAAGACGCCGAGATCAAGAGACTCACGGCTCTCCTCGAAAAGCAGCCAGGCGAAAAGACTCCACCGGCCGCACCGGCCGATCAGCCAGCGCGCTCCGGCAATCCATACGAGAACCTCAAGACGATGGAGGCGTTGGACGAACACCTCCGCATCGCGGAACAGATCCACGATTGGGCCATCCTTAACCTGGACGGCGCTTTCGGGATAGAAGTGGGAGAGGGCGACTCGAAAGAGACGAAGGATTTCACGCCGCAAGAGGTTCGCGAGATGTTGGTCAAGGCCAACCACGCGATCGCGAAGCAGATCCCGGCCCGCCGGATCCAGATCCAGCAGGAAGGACAGCAGGCGGCCGCGCAAGTAAAAGCGGAGGAGCTCCGCCCAGGGTGGGAGCGTCACGTCGAAACCAAACATCCCGAGCTGCGTGATCCCGAGAGTGACATGTCGAAATGGACGAGCCAAACGCTGGAGCAATTCCCGGCGCTCAAGACCGCTATCAACGGTCGCTGGATCGCGGCGACCCTGGCCAGGGCGGCGATCGAGCAACAGGAAGAACTGATCGCGGCCGGACTGCTCCCGGCCCAGGCGGCGCGCGCAGCGGCCGCTCCGTCCTCGAGTGTGGATCCCAAGTTGCAACCGTTTCTCGCACCGAAACCCAAGCGTGCTCCGGCCGTGCCCTCGGCGGCTCGCGGAACGCCACCGGCCCCAGGGGCCGATACGTCCGTGAAGGAAGCCCGCGCCAAATACCTCGCCAGCAGCCAGACCGATGAGGACTACGCTGATTATGTCGAGGCCCTGAGCGAAGCCCAGGGTGGGGGTGGGGTGGGGTTGGCGATGGTCTGAAAAACCAACAACTAACCAAGGAGAATTTACTATGCCGGGAGTTACCAAGGCGGACCAGGTCCGCCATGAGGATCTGAGCGATGCGCTCATCCTCGCCGACGACCGTAATGTCACATTCTTGGCCCGCGTGCGTAAGGGGCCGAAAATGATGGACAGCCCTTATGGATGGGGTGTCGAGAAATCCAATGCGCGCCGGACTGCTCCGGTGCCGGAAGGAATCGACGTTTACGCCTTTGAAGGCGACAACGCGAAAAAGCTCTACAACCGGAAACAGAAATTCTGGCGGACCCCGATGGTCACGACCGAGGCGGAAGAACTCGGCGGGCTCTTGGGCGCAAGCCAGGATTATAAGGGCCAAAAGGCCAAGAAAATCCGCGAGCAATCCTTCGACGTTGAAACCGTGCTCCTGAGCGATCAGGACGCGAAGGAAGATCAGGGAGTGAAAGACAAGGGCGAGGCGCTGATGGCGCTCGGCCGGGCGATCAACGATGGGACCTCGATCGGGGCCTCGGGCGCGGCGCTCACCTTCGGCGACACACAAACGGCGATCCCGCAGGATTACCGGACGCCGACGGCGCAGATCTACACCGATTACCTGGTCGCAAGCGACCTGGTCACCCCGACCTTCACGGAGAAGAAGCTCAACGACATGCTCCGCAGCCGCCACGACCAGCTCGGGGGCACCGCGGAACTGACTCTGTTCTGCGGGACGCTCTTGAAGGCGCACATCAGCGAGAATTTCGGCCGCTTTGAAGCCAACAAAACGGGTTTCACGGCGATCACTCGGCTCTCGCGTGGTGACAGCCAGACGTTGACCAAAGGGATCGACGTTTTCGAGGGCGACAACGGCACGGTCCAGATCGAACAATGCAGCTTCATGCCCTACGTGACACGAGGCTACGCGCTCGATATGACCAAGGTCCAGACCCGGCCCTTGTTCTATCTGCGTCACTCCATGCTCCCCTATATGGGCGCGGGCCTGGAAGGCTTGATCGAGACGATCCTCGGCCTCGAGTTTGGCAACCCCTTGCAGCACATGAAAATCGACCCGTTGGCTTACTCTCACCCGTAAGCCGAGCACCCCAAGGAAAGGACAAACTCACCTATGCAAACCAGTTACAGACTCCGGCCGCTCACCGCGCCGGAAGTGTCCGCGATGAACGGATACACGCATATCTTCACCGTGACAGCGGGCGACCTCACCCTCGCCACCGTCACGACCACGCAAACACTCGAACACGGACCGATCCCCAAAGGGAGCAAGATCCAGGTCGAGCTCCGCAACACGATCCCGTTTCAAAACACGGCGGATAACACGAACAACACGACAGGGGTTAGCGTCGGCGATGGCGTCGGCGTGGCGACCGTCCTGGCCAACAAGGAGGTCAACCTCAACGGCTCGGAAATCGTGGATCCCCAGGAGGGCACCCTGAGCGCGGCGGTCTACACGGCCGACGATATCCTCAAGACGACCTGGACGCCCAAGTCCGGCACCGCTCTCCTGGCCTTGAACAAGGGCCAGATCGACGTGCTCGTGCGGATCGTTAATCCCAACCCGCTCATGGACGTGAAGGGGGCCGTCTCGTTCGCGAAGTAAGCCGGGTAAACAAATTCGTTAAGAGCAGGAGTAGCCAAGTGGGAAGGCGGCTCGCCATTTTGGCGGGCAAAACTCGGGTTCGATCCCCGGCCCTGCTCTTAACGGTCACCTTTTCAAAACGATGACGCCAGGACTGCCGGAGCTGCTCGACCAGGAGGGGACCTCGATCCTGCTCCCGGAGAACGTGAGTGCTCCCGTCCTGCGCGAGTTGGAGACAAGCCGGGTCCTGCGTCCGCGCCTCGCGGCCCTGATCCGGCGGGCGCAAGTAAGAGCGATCGCGGCCGCCAGTGACAGGCTCGAGCTGGCCCGCGCCAACGCCCGGGTCCAGCGGGCGCATATCGAGGGCCTGGGGGAACAAGTCGCCTCAATCTGCAAAAAGGATTGGGATTTCCTTTGTGTGAAGTACGGCCCGAACTGGTTCCGGGACAAGGCCACGCTGCGCGACACTTTGAACCGTCACCCTGAGATGCGGGTGCGGAGCCGATCGAAAAAGATCCAAGTCCAAATCGACGGATTTAAACGCTAATGGCTGGAGTCTACGAAAAATACGCAGACGCGGACGGGATCCCCGGCCACGTCGCCCTTTATTGGACGCGCTACGTTCCGACGAGCGGCGGCCCGACCTGGCCGGTCGTCTGCATGTTCCACCCCGGCGGCTACAAATCGGGCGGGCACGACAACGGCACCGTCAGCAACTCCCTGCAAGCGGCCGGGTTCGTTGTCCTGGCCTGCGAGTATCGCCTCGCGCCTCCGGCGAACGCGATGAAATCAGCCGCGCCACCGAACGGAAACAACCACCCGGTGCCCGGCCAGGACACGGTCAACGACAGCGGCCACTACCCGAAGCAAACGGACGACGTGCAAAGAGCGATCCGGGCAGCTCGAGCTCGGGTCGAGTGCGACGGCCGGGTCTATGCAATCGGCGGATCGGCCGGCGGCTCGCACGTTGCTTACATGATGGCGACCGGCACGGCCGGGGACGATCGGCCGGATCTCTGCGGGATCCTGAGCTGCGGCGTCTCCAACCTGGCCGACACGATTCTCCTCTCCCTGCCGCCAACCCCGGGCGAAACCAATCCTTACGACGCGATCGCCAACTACACCGGGATCCCCTATCTCTACCCGGTCCTCCCGAACCCGACCGACCTGGCGCTACTCGCGACGGCTTCGCCGGTCACTTACATGACCCCGGACATGCCCCCCTGTTATGTCCTGATGTCGGTCCACGATTCGCTCGGGATCCCGACCTCAACCGGGCTCGTCGGACAAAGCGACCAGGGGCCACTCGAGGACCAGGTCCAAAACGGCCTCATCCCCAAACTGACCAGTCCGGCCGTTGGCTTTACCCGGTCCACCTTGGCCATTCCCGAATATCGCAAGGTCAAATACGACGTAGTCCAATCGCCCGGTCACCAACACGCTTTCCAAGTCTGGGACACGCCGATCGACGGGATCGCGGGGCACACGACAGCGGGCCAGGCGATGATTGCCTGGCTCCAGGGCGGGATCCCGATCCCCCCGAGCGGCGGAGCGTTCCAGGGCGTAATAGTCGGGATCTCAGGGTCGCAAGACATTGCCCAACAAATCCTCGACGACCCCAACATCGATTGCATCGGGATCAACACCGACTGGAAAGATTACGAGCGGCTCGACGGCGTCTACGAATACACCGTGACCAACCTGGTCCCCCGGATCCAGGCGGCCGTCGCGGCCGGGAAGAAGGTCCAATTAACGATCGCGACGATGGCGGGCGCGGATACCAATTTCGGCAAAACCCCGGATTTCGTTTTCACGGCGATCGGCAACACCCCGGCCGGGAACCCCGGCTCAGTGACCGACGGAGTCACGATCGGGTCGGAAGTTATTACCTCGGCCCTGGCCAATTTCTCGGATGCGGACGTGCACCGCCAAATCACCGGGACCGATATCCCGGGAGCGCCGACCTACATCGGCACCGTCACCAACGGGACGACCGCCAAACTCTCCTCGAGCCCAACCTCACAGGTGAACGTGAACGCGACCGGCAGCCATAGCGGATGCGCCTGGACGATTGCGGGCCGCCCGCGCGTCGCGCCGAACAACAACGACATGGTCCACGGCACGACCTTCACCTACAACGATCCGAGCCCATTCCACAGCGGCCCGGACGAGACGACGATCCCGGTATTTTGGGAACCGACTTTCGGCAAATACAAAAAGCGGATGATTAACCGCTTGGGTTACGATCTGTTCTTCACCAACCTCCTGACCCCGCTCGAAAAATCGTCGATCGTGGTGTTTCGGATCGCGTACGCCAACTCGCAGACCGAGGACTGGAACGTCCCGCACGGCAAGGATCCGAGCGATCCCTCGATCGACTGGAACCAGCAATGGCTCAACTCGCCGATCGGGACCACGTTCGCGACGCGCGGGGCGGGCTATACGACGGCCAAAATGAACGAGACGGCGATCAAGCAGACCTCCCATTTCGCGCTCACTGATGGCCAGACGTTCAGCAACAAGCGCCTGGTTTCACTCAGCGCGAACTGGACCCTGGCCGACGTTGGCAAAGGCGTGGAAGGAGCCGGGATCCCAAACCTGACCTTTATCGCGAGCTGGACGAGCCCGACCGAAGTCCAGTTGACCAATAACACGACGGCGACGGCGAGCAATGTCGTCCTGGACGTGCGCTTCCGTCAGACCGGGTTCTTCGACGTGGCAACGGCCGCTTTCCCGGGGGTCCTGATCGAGACGGCGATCGGCAATAACGGGGACGTGCTCGACAAGACGGCGGCCGACCTGGCGGGCGACCCTGATATCCCGAATTTCCTGGCCAAAACGACCTGCGGGAACATCAATTTTGCCTACCCGAATCGCCTCGTAACCACGGTCAACTCATTTTCAACCAGGACGCCACTGGCCCCAGGAACCGGGACCCTCAAGCTCCTTTGGGATATTCATCAACGGGGCAACTTCGTCGCGGGCCAGGATCTCTGGTTTTGCTTTAACGATCCCAACTTCCGCATGAACGGCGGAGTGGCGGGCGATCCGACGACGATCTCCAACACGGTCGGCAATATCATCTTTGGCTACGGGGCCAATTACCGGGAGATGTATTCGGCCGACGCGCTCGGGATCCCCGGCGCCATCGAATACTCGCATGACCTCTTTACGGGTGGAATCATCATCGAGCCACCGCCCCCGCCCCTGCCCTCGTTCATCCCTCCGCCGTCGCTCAACTATCAACGGCTCAATTTCCGGGATCATATCCTGTTTGCGATCGCGGATCTCCTGGCCATCGAGTGGTTCGATCTCACGCCAGCTCGAGCGCGCCGCTGGATCTCGGAAATCTTCCGGCATCTCGAGTACGCCTGGACTCTGCACGCCTGGGCGGATCTGACTATCACCGAGGAGCGCGCTTTCCGCCGGATCTGGAACGCGATCGACGACTGGAAAGTCGGCGACGAAGTCTATTACCTGGGCCAGGTCGGGGTCGATGGCCTGGTCACCGGCCAGGGATATTATCGTTGTTTCCTGGACGCACCCAGGGGCACGGTCCCGACAAATATCGCGTTCTTCAATTCCTTCGAGCTCGCCGCCAACGACTTCTTTGTCGAGGAGCTCCAGCGTTGCCGTCGTCGGCTCGGCCAGGTCTTGGAAGTGTTCCCGAGCGATCCGCGCGACGTGACCCGGCCGACCCCGCGCTCGCTCCCCTGGCAAATGAGCACACGCGGCCTCGAGGTGTTCCGGTTCGGCGGTGCGACCGTGTTCATCAAATATCGCGCCGTCACCTACCATTTCAGCGCGAGCGATTTCGATTCTACGAAACTCTACAAAACTCTCGATCTCCAGCTCTGGAGCGACGGCGACGTTTACCGGGCGCTCCAGCCGGTCCAGGGGATCGATCCGGGAAACACGTCGGCGGATCAGTATTGGGCGCTCGTGCCGTTCCCGGCCTTCCTGGCGGGCTACGTGACTTACATGGTAGCAAGCGACGAGGCGGCCGATCTCCAGCAAAAAGGCATGTTCCAGAAGGAGGCCGCGAAGTTCCTGGCCCGCGCCGAGGACAAACATCTCGAGGTCGGTGCGAACCCGCCACGTTACCGACTGACCGGCCCGCGCCGATGGGGCCGCCAGGTCGTGCTCGCAGTAACCTTGCCACCGGCCGACACGGTCAATACAATTTCGGACACCTGTTTGAACGAGTGGGGCGATGTAGTCCCAAATCCACCAACATAAAAACATGAAAACAAAGATCCTCGTCCTGGCCCTCGCCGGGCTCGCCCTCTGCCAACTGGCCATCGGTCAGACCAGCAACGTCAACATCAACGATCCCAAGGTGAAGGTGAACAGCGACGGGACGCACGCGCTCCCGGTCCGCCTGGTCGACACGGCCGGGGCCTACGTCGACGCGACCGGGGGCGGTGGTGGCGGGGGCGGAGCCGTCACGATCGCGGACGGGGCCGATGTAGTCGAGGGGACCTTGGCGGATTCTGTCTCATCGGCCGGAGGCACAGGCTCGATCTCCGCCAAACTGCGACGCCTGACGACCGATATCGACGCGATCAAGACCAACACGGCCGTCCTAAAACAGTATGCCGGGGTCCCCAGCACTTTCACGATCTCAACGACCGACAACACAACCGTCTTTACTCTGGCCGCCGGAGAGGTTGGGTTTATTCAAAACCTGGACGCGGCCGACGCGCTCGGGGTGAAATTTGGGGCGAGCCCAACGACGAGCTCACTCAGTTTCATCCTGCCCTGCGGAGTCGCGGCCGACGATGGCCGGGGCGGCCAGGTTAGGATCGACAACTGGACCGGGGCCGTCAGTGTCATTTCGATGACCGGATCCCCTCGTTATATCGCCTGGAAAATTGCACCTTAACACTATGAAAAACATTCTTGCTCTTAGCTTCCTGGTCGCGGCGATCGCGACCGCATCCGCCCAAAAGATCCAGATCCCCGGGGGCAACGTCACGACCAACGGGACCCAAACGCTCACGAACAAATCAATCGCCGGGAGCCAACTGACCGGCGCGATCAACCAGGCGCAAATGACGACCACGGCCGCCGACGCCACCGTCATTAACGGGGCGATCACGTTTTACCTCAAAAGCCAGGCGATCACGACGAGCGGCAACCCGAGGGATATCGCGACGATCACGCTCCCGGCCGGGGTTACCCGTTGGGCGGTGCGCGGCAATACCGCCGTCACGGCGTGCAGTTGGTTCGTGAACGAGACGCAAACCGGATCGATGGCCGCCGGGACGCTCGCACTTTTCGACGCGGCAGCGGGCGGAGGGACACAAATGCTGCAAACGACCGCCCCGGCCGCGACCAGCAGCCCGACCGCGAACAATTGGGGCGCGAACGCGGCCGCCGTTATGTCAATCTCGAGCTCACTGGTCATCCGGCAGATGGCGAACAGCATCAACACCGGGACGATTTCCTTTTACGTCACAATTTACCCGATCCCATAACCAACCGAAACGCTCAAAAAAATCCAAACTTATGCCTCAACAACGACCAGATCGAATCCCCTTTAGAACCGCCTCCAGTGGCGTGCAACTGCTATGGTCCATCATCCTCCCGCCAGGCTCGGAGAAAGCCCCGGCCTGCCTTGTCTGGCACCCGGGCGGGTTCAAGTCGGGCGAGATGGGACCGCTCAACGTGGCCGACGATCTGGCCCGGGCCGGGTTTATCGGGATCCCGAGCGAGTATCGCCTGGCCCCACCGCACGACGCGATGAACGAGCCCAACCACCAGGCCCCAGGTCAGAACACGGTAGGCGACGAGGGTCATTACCCGAAACAGAGCGACGATTGCCGGGCGGCCGTGCGAGCTGCGCGCGCGCATCCACGGTGTGACGGTCGCGTTTATTGTATCGGCGGATCGGCCGGCGCTTCGCACGCGATGTACATGGCGGCGCGCGGGAAGTGGGGCGATGACAAGCCCGACCTGGTTGTGCTATGCAGCGGGGTCTACCAGTTCGACGACGAGGCCCATCTCAAAGTCGATTATCCGCCCGGGGAGACTAACTACCACGACGCGATCACCAACTACGTCGATATCCCGGACACCTTCCCCGATGGTCCCTGGGACATGAAGGCGTTGCGCAAAGCCTCGCCGCTCACCTACGCGGAACGAGACAATCTCCCGCCGATCTTCGCGTTGATCTCGAGCGACGACTCGGGCGGAGTGGACACGTTCCAGTTCCCGAGCCTGATCCGGGGCCTGCTGAAATGCGGGATGACCGAGAGCCAGGCCGACACGCCGGAGCCGAACACGTTCAAGCTCGCGACGGTGCCAGTGATCGAACAGACCCACGCTTTCAAGTATTGGAACCTGCCAATTGAGAACGGGAGCTCGATCCTGGTCCGGGACGCCGTCATCACCTGGCTCAAAGGGAACGTGTAATGGGATGGAGCCCGAGCACAAAACAGAGTGGTTTGGGATCGGCAAACAGATCCTCTCTTTTGTCGCCGGTGTCATCGTTGCTGCTTTTGTCGTTGGGGGGGCTCGCCAAAAAGTCCACGACCTGGTTATCTGGAAAGAGGAGATCGCGCCAAGGATCGAGCGGATGGACAGCAAGGGCACAGTCTCATTTGAAATCTTCGAGAAGAATTACGACAAGCAACAGGAACGCCAGAATGAGCGGTTGAAGGAGCTGGAGCGCGAAGTGAAAGACTTACAACGGAAAGTGGACCCATGAAGATCAACAAAACACTCGTAGCCTCAGATCTCACGATGGCGTTCACCCTGGTCGCGGCCATCCCTTACGACAAGGACACGCTCGACCTGGTTAATCAGATTTTCCCGGCCACCTGGGTCCCCTGGATTATCAAGATCGGGATCGGGGCGACGTTAGTCTTAAAGCTGGTAGGCCGTTGGACGGCAAAAGAAACCCAAGTAGAAGGATAAAAACATGAACCTATTAACGATCCTCGCCCAGGTCAGCAGCCGGGGCGATCTAACGATGCCGCGCATCATCTTCTGGCTGCTCCTGATCCTTTGGGCCATCGGCTCATTCGGGTGGAGAGATAACCCTAACGTGGTCCGTGGGACCGCCGCCGTGCAAATCATCCTGTTCGGGATCCTGGGCTTTTACCTATTTGGATTTTGAACTTTGTTACCCTCCAGGCTCAACCTAACAAACCTAACAACCAAAGGAGAAAAATGGACGATCCAAAGACAGATCCCGCTGATCCCGAAGTAAAGACAGATCCCGCCACCGGGGAGGAAACCCCGCCCGTGCGCGAAGAAGGAACGCCGGACACGCCGAGCATCAACAAGGCCGCGCAGAGCGTCGCCGAAGCCCGCGCGGGCGTCGCCGCCGGGGGCCTTGGTGAAGCGCCCGAAAAAGAGGGCGACGAAACGCCGCCGCCACCCGAAGGAGAAACCCAGGCGGACACGCCGCCGAGCGAGAACCCCGGCCAGCCGTCTTAGCACGGCCTTCCCCGGAAAAGGCGAACCACAATGAGCGACGGAGTAACTGGAAAGCAAGGCACCGGGTCCGCCGAGCCCAAGGTTGCTCCGTCCTCAGAGGCTCGCTTCCTGGAGTGCGTCAAATTCGTTCTGGCCCGGGAGGGCGGAGCGCATATCGATCGCGACCCGAACGATCCCGGCGGGACGACCAAATACGGGATCGACCAACGCGACCACCCGAACGTCGACGTGGTCAACCTGACCGAGGCGGAAGCGATCGAGATCTATCGCCACGAAGCCTGGGACAAAGCGCGCTGCGCCGAAATGAAAGCGCCGTGGGACCTGGCCGTCCTGGACTCGGCCGTCAACCCCGGGATCGGATGGGTCGGGACGAATCTACAAAAAGCCGTAGGGGCAAAGGTGGACGGCCTCATCGGTCCCAAGACGCTCGCGGCCGTGAACGCGGCCGGGGACCAGGAGCTCATCAATTTTCTGCGGGCACGTTGCACCTATTACCGGAAACGACCGGCCAAGCTCAACGGCAAACCCTTCCGTGACCGTTTCCTCGACGGATGGCTGAACCGGGTCGAGATCCTGGCCGAGGCAACGCTCGGATCGCCCGCCGCCGATCGCGTCATGGCAGCATGAGAACCTATGAGCGGCCCGTACAATCTCTCGCCGGTTTCGCCGTCGCAGCCAACCCTCGAGGGGGACGAGGGCTTCGTCGGCTTGAACATGCGCGATCCCAGGTGGACGCTCCAGCCAGGCTACTACGCTCGCGGGGACAATAAGCGGTGTCACGACGGCAAGGTGACCGACCGGCCGGGGACCAGGACCCCGCTCTTTGCCAATTTATACGGGGCCAACACTCTCCTGGGGAGCGGCCCCTACTCGAACCCGAACGGTCGCGAGATGGGCCTCCTAGCCACGCAGACCAAGGTGATCTCAATCCGCTCCGGGACCGTGCCGGTCGAGATCCCGACACCATTCGCGCCGTTCGGCCGGATCGAGTTTTGCCAGCAATTCGACAAGGTCCTGATGCACTCGGACGATATCAGTATGCCGACCCTGCAATGGGACGGCCTGGATCCACTCGGCTTTACCGATATCCCTGAGCCGAGCCTGGGGCTCGGGTTCCTCCCGATCCCGCGCGCACCCTGGAGTATCAACTTTTTGGGCCGGGCCTGGTTCCCGATCCCGACCGAGCCCGGTTGGATGGGGGCGAGCGATATCAACAACTACACCCTTTACGATTCGATCTTGCACAAGTTTCGGATCAACACCGGGACAAGCGACGACATTGTCGGGGCCTTCCCTTACCCGGCGCAATTCGGGCTCATCATCGGCAAAGGCCGATCCTTTGACCTGCTCGGCCCGATCCCGGGCGACCTGGGCGATTCGTGGTTTCGCGCCCTGGCCTTGAACCTCTCCCCGGCGAGCGATCCGCCCCCGAGCATGAACAACATTCCTGGGCCCGCAGGGGTCGGCCTGGCCGCTCGCAAGTGCGCGGTGTTTACCGGGAGCGAGCTCCTGTTCCTCTCCGACGCGGGCAAAGGCGCGATTTACCGGATCATCCAGACCGGGCGGACCGGGCAACCGGCGGGCGGCCTCGAGATCGATCCGACGCCAGTGAGCGACATGATCGCGCCGCTCTTTAACCGGATCAATTGGGCCGCGATCGACCAGGCTTGCGCGAACATGGACGGGACTTTCGCCTATTTCTCGGTCCCGATGGACGGATGCAATTTTAACAACGCCGTCCTGGTCCTCGATATCGTAACCCGGAAATGGGCAGCGGTGGATCTCTGGTTTGGCCGGGAACATGTCGACCGGCGGGGCCGGGTGGATCCGCCGATCCCTAACCCGCTCCGAATCGATAACCTGATCGGCTTCGAGTTCTACGGCCGTCGCCGCGTTTGGGCGGTGAGCAACAGCCCGGCCGCGGTGCGCCTCATGTATGAGGGCCGCGACGATCAACTCCAGCAAGCCAACGCGGCGGGCGAGGAGCCCAAGACCTACCCGATCCGGGGGGTCATGGAGACGCGCGGCTACGCGACGATCGGGGCGACCGGGAACATGAAACGGAAAATGGCCGGGCTCCAGCTCGCCATCTCGACCTATGATCCCAACGTGGTCGTGACCGAGCTCCTGGCCGGGGTGAATGACGAGGAGGTAAAGAAAAAGATCGACCCGGACCGAACGAAGTACGACGTGCTCAGTCAAGCCCCCTATCTCATCACCAACGCCAACGACGATTTTCTGGCCCCGAAACGCCTCGACTACGCGATCCGGGCGGGAGACGGTTTCCTCCCTGGGAGCGAGCCGATCCCGATCGAAGTGGAACAGGAAAGTGTCGTCCAATGTTCGCTCTCGCGCCGGACGCGCTACGCCAGTTACCGGGTGGAAAGCAACGGAGGCAACGCAACGGTCTTAGGGACGGTGGTCGAAAGCGCCCCGGCCGAACGGGAAGGACGCACAGCATGAGCGTCCTGGTCTACCCTTCCAAGCGATGGACAGACGACGAGGAAAACATTTCCCTGGCCGATCTGAACGATACCGGATCCCCGCTGATGGAGCTAGCCGGTCAGGTGATCGGCGATGCTCAACTGATTACGGAGGACGTGGTCGCAATTATCTCGGAGCAACTCCTCGGCTTGCGGGCCGTTTACACCCAGGTCAACGAGCTCACCCTGGTCCTGCCGGTGACCGGGCTCGGGAGCGTGCCGATGCTCGGGGCGCGGCCAGGCGATCCGGTCTACTGCGATTTTATTAAAACCCTCGCCGTCCATTTCGGCGCAACCGTCACGCAAGCGGACTCGGTCAACATCTACGCCTCGGCCGTCACGTTAGGCCCGGCCCCGGTCATCCTGGCCGGAACACAACTGACCGTGATTAACTTTACGAGCCGACGGCCGCCAGGAGTGGGTCCGCCCCCGCTCCCCGATCACAGCTCGGACGATACGGGTTACCTGGACGTGACGCCGGGCTACGTCTGGAACCCGAACGGGGAAGCGATCACGACCGCGAAACTGGACGCGACCGCGCGCCCGACGGCCGCCGTCAAAACCTCGCCGCCGAGTGTCGGCCGTCGCGAGTTGATCCCTTACGATATCGCCAAGATCGCCGCGCCGGTCGTGAGCGGACTGCCCTTTAGCGGATCGACCCCGCTCAAATACATCATTAACCCGCGCAACAGCGTTTCCTTTGTGCTCCCTTTGACGGGTGCGGCCCTGGGCAAGGTGCCAATCATCGATTCGCCCGAGCTCGCGGACCAGGTGCCCTACGGCCTGGAGTGGACCGGGACCGTCGACACGGTCAACTTCGTGCGGATCAGCATCTACAACCGAAACGCGGCCGTGAGCACGGTGCCGATCGGAAGCAACTTCTTTGGACGCCTGATATGAGCCTGGTCACAACATCGCGGGGGTATGAATGGGCCGAGAAGCCGCAAGATCTCATGGCGGCCCTGATCGCGACGGCCAACCCGGTCGCGCGGATGGATGAAAACTCGATCGGGAGCGCGAACCTGGTCGAGGCCGACGTGGTCGCGATCGCGGGGACCGTCCCGCCCCCGACGCACTTGCAAACGACGATTACCGGGGCCGCCGTCAGCATCCCGGCCGCAACCTGCGGGGTCGTGAAAACAGTCGCCGGAGCCTACGCATTAACCGAGCGGGTCCTGATCGATCAGCCGGTCGTCCAGGGTGCGATCACGCTCTCCCCGTTCCTCCGCTTGCACGCTTTCATCGACTCGACCACTTCGCTCATTATAATGGCGTGTAACATGGACGGCGGGGCCGCCCATTCGGTCCCGCTCGGTTTGGTGTTATCAATGGTAAGGATCTAAAGCTATGCCAGCAGGAGGAATTATCCCAGGCGCAGTTCGAGGCGCGATCAACCCCCCGGCCGGGCTCTCCCGGCTCCAGGGCGCAGCGCACGGCGCGGTCGATTCGATCCCGATCTATCGGCTTATCAACAGTTTTATCCACATGGTCAACGGGACGACGGGCCAGTTTGGCGATCCGGCCAATAACCCGATCAATCACCCGGAGAATTTCGGGCAGCAACCGACCCAGGGACAGCAACCGACGGCCGCCGCGCAACCCCCGATCGGGAACGCGATCCAGCGTTTCGGCGGTCCCAACTTCGTCAACGCTTACCCCTCGAGCTTTGGAAATTTCGCAATGCAACCGGGTGAGATTTCGGCCGGCGGGGCGGTCGCGGGCTTCGACTCGATCAACGGCCAGCCGGTTTACAATCCGCGCGGGGTGATCCCGGCCGGATCCACGGACACGAGCACCTCGATCCCGTTCTCGCATCTGATGACGCACGAGACAGGCCCAGGCCCGGCCGCCGCCGCTTTTGAAGCCTGGATCGCCCGGCACACCCAAATATGAGGACGCCGATCGAACGCAAAGCAGACCAGGCGATCGCGCGGAGCGGACGGCCTCCGATCGATATCGCGGCCGAGCTCTACTACTCGAAAGGGATCGACTTCGCGGCCGCGCTCAACCGTTACATGCGGACCGGCTACGTTGCCTCGAGGCCGAGCTGCTTCGCGATGGCCAAACCGATCACGCTCGAGGACGGCCGGGCGGCCTGGTTCATGGAGATGGCGGTCGGATCGCTGCGCGAGATCTGCTCGCTCATGCCGACCCCGCTCCCCTGGTTGTGTTTCAAGCGGGGGCTTCGCGGTCCTGGCGGACGTTTACATATCATTCCGATGGAGCGCGTGTTAAAAACTGCTTTCAAATGAACGCCGACCAAATTCCATTCGATCAACTCTCCGCCTTTGCCAGGTGGTTCCTCGCCCAACAATTCGCCGCGCTCCGCCCGCCGATGTACGGCGTTTATGATTTCGGGGATCTGCGCAGCCTGGTCCTTTACCGGGTCCCACCGTTCCAGGCCGAGCTCCTGATCGTCGGCCCGGATCCCAAGGTCGTGACCGAGCACGGCCATCCCGACATTGACAGCTACGAGATGCTGATCTCAGGCGAGATCCAGTTCAGCCTCCAGGGTAAAGATATTTGCCCACCGGAGTTAGTAGGAAAGACGGCCCCGGACGGATCCGCCGCGTTATTCGCGAACCTGGTCCGGGTGAAGCCGAACGAACCGCATGGGGCGGTGATCGGCCGCCACGGCGGGGCCTTCCTCTCTTTGCAGCATTGGCTCAACGGGGTCGAGCCGTCCAGCGTAGGACTCAACTGGAGCGGCCAACCTCACGAAGGCGAGAAAAAAGAAAGGTACAGATCACCATGAGCGGAGGAGACGATCAACCCGCACCGCGGAACCTCGAGACGGAGCTCAAGCAAACTCTCTCGGGCTACAAAGCCACAGCGCCGGGGTTCCTGGCGCTCAATCAAAAGTTCCAACCGGCGTACACTGAGCTCGGCCTGGACAACCTGGGCACGCAGATGAACGGCTTTTGGGATGACGCGGGCAATTACCATCCAGGGACGACCTATCTCAACGCGATGGCCAACAACCAGACCCGCCAAAATAACCTGGGCGACCTGGAAACGATGGGGCCGGACATTACGAACGCGCTTTATGGGGCGAATCCCGGCCTGTTCAATTCGTTGGACACACTCAACACCTACTCGAGCCCGAGCGGGATCCTGACGACGTTGAACAAGCAGGCCCAGGACCAGCTCAACCTCGACGGATCCATGAGCGAGGAGGATCTCCGCGCACTCGACCAGGGGGCGCTCGGGATGTTCGCCCAGGGCGGGATCAACACCGGGAGCGGAGCGGTGGCGGCGCAACTTCTCGGCCGCCAGGACGCGACCCAAACGCGGCGACTCGCGGGCCAGCAGTTCGCGGAAGGGGTCCAGGGGCTCAACTTTAACCAGGCGGCGACGGCCGCCAACGCGGCCAACACGTTCAGCTCGACGGTCACCAACCCGCTCCTCCAGATCTTGCAATTGGGGAACATCACTCCGGGCCAGTCGGGATCCAGCGCGGGAGGAAGCAGCGCGACGATCGCCAACGCAAACGACCTGTTCAATCCCATGTCGCCTTACGTCGAGGACCTTTACAACACGAATCTCAACATGGCCTCGAGCAACGCGAACGCGGCCGCGAACCGAAACGCGGCCTTCAACAACGCCCTGGTCCAGGCGGGCGGAGCGGCCCTCTTTGGCGGGTGGGGATAGGAGGAAAAAATGGCTTACAATCCAGCGACCACGTACCACGGCGACGTTTACATCGCCGCGACCGGGCAATCGATCGGGCACGACATTGCAGCCTGGCAAAAGGAGCAGAGCGACGAACAGAAACAAAAGGAGTTTAACGTCGGCCAGGCGACGATCCTGGCGCAAAAAGGCAAGATGATGCCGGAGGATTTCCAGAAGTTCCTCACCCTCCCGCCCGACAAACAGGCCGGGCAACTCAAAGAGATCGAGCGATTGCACGTGGAAGATTTCCAGGAGCGCCAGCTCGAGCAACAGGGGCGAATCGCAGACCTCAAAGATTCGATGGCCGGGTCAGTCCGCGACACTAACCTCGCGATCGCCAAGTTTCGCCGGGACATGTACATCGCCACGCACCCGCCCAAAGCTGCCGCCGAACCCCGGGCCGTCACGTTGAAAAACGGGAGAGTGGTCCAGATGATCGGCGACAAAATCGTCCCGGACAAAACATCCGCCGAGGAGGATCCCCTGATCCAACAAGGTAAGCTCTCCACGGCGGTCGACCATTTCGTCGAGGGCACGATCGGGCAGGGTTACGGCCTGGGCGATATTCGCGCGGCCAAGGTGAGCGGGATCCCGGACGATCCGAACAACATTTTCCTCGACATTCCCGCCAAGACCTATCCGCCGAACCCGGAGACTGGCTTCAAGGGCGGGGTGCTCCCGAAAAACCGGGTCAAGGTCCCGATCTCCCTCTACAAAAAGATCACGGACATGGGCGAGGAGCTCAACAAACCGGCACCGGAACAAAAGAACGTGAACCTTCCAGCGCCGAACACGACCGACGGGGGAAGCGACCCGAGCGGGCTCTCCTTCCAGGATCGCCAGGCCGTGGCCTGGGCTCGCGCGCACCCGAACCATCCAATGAGCTCGACCATTCTCGGAAGCATGGGGATCCAGTGAAGTCATGGCCGAGCCCAACGCAACGGAAGATCTCGCGATCGAGGATTTCGACCCGGAGGCTTATCTCAAGAGCAAGGGGATAGAGGCCGCGCCGATCGGGGGGGATCCGGCCACCTTTGGGCTCAACATGGACGGCTCGGTCGACACGACCGACGAGGAAGCGATGGGGCAGTACGACGCGCACCACGGCGCTTACAACGACACCGACCTGACGGATCCGAACCTGATCGGGATGGCGATCGGCGGCGACCAGGCCGTCGAGCTGACCGGGATCGAGGATCCAAGGGCCGCACAGAAAGAGCTCCTGGGATCGCAAGTCCTGATCCGCAACGAAGTGACCGGGGTCATGCGGCCGGTGACGATCGTGGACAAGGCACCGCGCGGCCAGCAGCACGTCGAGATGACGCCGGGCGCTCACGCCTGGGTCGACAGTAACGGCAAGGACAGCCCGCTCGCGATCGTCGGGCTCGCCCCCGCGTTCGATCCCGAGAAATACCTGGCCAGCAAAGGCAAGCAACCGCAGCAACCACAGGAAGAAGTCAGCACGGAGGGATTCGACCCGGAGGCGTATCTCAACCAACCCCGGGTCATGCAGCGCCAGATGATGCAGGGAACGGTCCAGGCCCGCCAGGCGATGCAACTGGCCACGCTCCCGATGAACATGCCGCCGGACCGGCCAGATGCGCCTTACGGTTTCCGGGAGGACGGCACGCCCAAGGGCGAGGGGTTCCTGGGACCATTGCAACGGCCGGACGGCCGGATCTCGACCGAGCTCTCGATCGGGACCAAGATCGACGGCAAAGAGACGCTGATCCCGTCCCTGGTCCCGACCCTGAGCCCGCCAGAAGTCCAGTCGCTTCTCAACATGAAAGAGGGCGAACTGCCCTCGCCGGAGATCGTAGCGAAGGCCAAGGATTACGCCACCCAACGGATGGCCAAAGGGCTCTCGCCCTTCATTGAACCAGGAGAGGCGCAACTGAACCAGGCCCGCCAGTCTATGGCCCTCCTGACGGATCCGCTCCGGCAGAATTGGCCGACTGATGGCCACACGGTTCCGGCGCCACCGGATCCGACCAACGCGGAAGTGGTCCACGCCGCCACCCAGGCCGAGGATCCACTGAGCTCGGCCCAACCCTGGCCCAACCTGGTCGCGCTCCGAGCGGGCAACCCGAACCTGAACAACCCGAAAGTGGATCCGGCCCTGGTCGCTTACGCTCACGAGCTCGCCAAGGGCGCGACCGGATTCGGGGCGGGCACGGCGATCGCGGCCGCGCTGGAGCCTTACAACGTGGCAGCGGGCGCGGCCGTGGCGGGTGCGACCGGCCCGGCTGGAGTTGTGACCGGGCCGATCACTTTCGGCGGCCTCAATTTGCTCGAGGTCCTGGGCGGGATGCTCCTAACCGATCAGGCGATCGAGACGGGCGAGAAGCTCTCGGTCAAATACAACCTGCCCGACGCCGAAAATATCAAGGCCGTCCAGCAAGCGATCCAGGAACATCCGACAGCGGCGGCCGCCGGAGGTTACACCGCGATGATCCCGTTCGCGGCCGACTCGATCGCCGGTTACGTCAAGACGCTCAAGGGCGCGGGGATGACCGTCGGCGAAGTGACAGGCAAAGCCGCCAGTGGCGAGAAATTGGGATTACCCAGGGCGCTCGCCCAGGTCGCGGGCCAAGCGGCCGGCGGGGCCACAGCCGGGGCCGTGATTACGGCCGTGCGCCCATACGAGGAGCGACTGATGAACGTCGTCGGGCAACAGCTCGGGATGACGCCGGAGGAGATCCAGCAGCCGGGCCCGCGCGAGTATCTCATCAACATGGCCCTCGGCGCAGTCCTGGGCGGCCGCGAGCCAGGTGCGCCCCGGCTGGAAGTTAAACGCCAACCGATTAAAGCGACCGTAGTCGAGCCAGGCGAGACGACGCCAACGTCTGCACTCCCCGGTGAGCCTCCTCCGGCCCTGCCAGGGCCAACCTTGGCGCTTCCTGAGCCCTCCGTGCCCGGAGCCGAGACAGCGGCCGAGATGATTAAACGCCGGATGGGGATCGACACGTCCACGACGACAACGGTCCCGCCGGATCCGGCCCCGCTCACGCCCGCGCCGACGGTCGAGACGGCCGCCGGAGCCGTCGGCCCGGAGACGCTCGAGACGATCCCGGCTGAGTTCCCGATCCATCCCTCGATCAGAATGGCGGCCGTGGCGGTCCGCCCCAACCTGATGCAGTTCAAAGCGGCCGACTCGGGCGGGGGCACGATGGAGAGAGATCGATTGCAAGGTCCCTACGATCCGCTTAAAGCCGGGCTCTCCCTGGTCTGGGAGCCCAACGATCCGGCGGCCTACGGACTGCAAGGCGAGGAAAAATACATCATCGTCAACGGCCATTACCGGCACGATCTCCGGGAGCGCCTGGACGTGGAAACTTTCCCCGGTCAGATCTTGCGCGAGGCCGATGGGATATCGGCGCTTGAAGCGCGGCGAATTGGTGCTGAAATAAACATCGTAGATGGAAAAGGCACAATCTTCGACGCCGCCAACTTCGTCCGGGACACGGCGAAAATGGTTGGATCGGATGTCGCTTTGGTCCGGGCAAGAGCTCTCGGCAATAAAAGCCGGAAAGCATCAAATATCGCGCTCGCCTCGGCCGATGATCTCTATTCGGCGTTCATCAACGAGCGGATCACTCCCGACGCCGCCGAAGCAATAGCCCTCGCCGCCCCGCTCGACAACGGTCTACAACGGGCCGGGATCGACCTGATGGCTCGCAAGAAAGTGAGCGCC